TGGTAGAAGCAGTGATATCTATATAAGGTCTAAGCTTTGATATACTGTTTATAAAGTTACTCGCCACAGTTTTATAGCTTGCTACTGATATTTCATTTTCTAGAAATAGTACAATTCTTATTTTAGGTTTATTAGGAGTGTGAGAAGCTGTAGAGTAAGCACAATATCCGTATTCATTTAAAGAATCTTCTAAAATACCCTCTAAATCGTTTAAATCAGTATTGCAATGATCTATATCAAGTGTGATTAAGGTTCTTGATTGTAAATTATCTGTAATTCTCTGTGTACCACAGAAGTGTCCAGCGATAAAAGCAGGTGATGTTTTCTTATTCTGCACGTCAGAATGGTACGTGGTTAGTATTGTTACCAGTTCGTCTTTAGTTAGAAATAAGTCTGTAGGGTAGTTGTCGAGTACGTTTTTAGAAAGAGAGATATTTATAGTCATATTGAATTTCCAGTTCAGCTTAGATGCCAATAGAGTAACTGGAAGAAAATCTATTGGCAATAATTATTTATAATAAATTATACTAAATATGTCAATAGCATTGACGAAATGGTTAACAAATATCTCCGCGCATCTTTTATTTCCGCGCATCTAAAAAGATGCGCGGTACCCATATGCGTACCTTATATATATTGACTTACCGCGTATCTCGCTTATCTTTTATTATAAATAGATAATATATATAATATATAATAGTTATACACATAAGGAACTTAGATACGTAACTGCTAAATATATAATAACAATGCTAAAAGATGTGCGAGATACGCGGTAAATATTATGAATACCAATAAACATATGGTATTCAACAGACGCGCATAACTTATAATATATGCGCGATTACGCGTATCTATAGATATTTTACATTAATTTCCGCCTATATAATATTATTTTATGTGCATAACTATGTGTATAACTATGTGTATAACTATGTGTATAACTTTAGTGCCTATTTATTAAGCACTATCATTGTGGATAACTTTTATAGAATCAAATAGTTAACAAAATCAATTATTGACATCTACTAATGTTTACAGTACTTTAAGGAGTAAGTTTAATTAAATTAAGGTTTTTGTAATATGTATATGAGTGAAGAAGATTTTGATAGTATAGCTACTTATTTTGTAAGTTTTATTGTTGGGATAGGGTTGATAGCTGATTTAGTTATAGGTATCCCCTGTGGGATAGTGGTTTGTGCAGTTTCTTATTCTGTTTATAGATGTTGTAAAGTTAATACCGATGCCGATATTAGTAATGTGGATAATTCTACTAATATGGAAGTATTTATAGAGCTTGCAAATGAAATAGAGAAAAATGTTACTAGCACTGTTGAGACTACTAACACCATTGATTTTAATGAAGTGAGTATAATTGGTGGTGAAGTATTTGATGAAGTTAGTTTAACATAAACTAGGCTCGTGCTAGCACAATTCCTTAGAGAATAAAGCTTTTCAGACCATGATTTTGTCGTGGGAACTATCGAGGAAATCTAGGCTATTGCTTATGTATACTTTGAAATTTAGGGAATACCTTTAATGAAGACGAGCTAGAGGAAAAAGCAATGTGCAATTTTTGCATATTAGTAGGTGAACATTGGGTTTTAGTACTAGTTGATTTATCAATGTTTACGTGTATAATGTAAGTAAATTAATAACAATTAGTATATATGATTAAATCAACGAAGTTAGATGTAGTGCCTAAGAAAAAAGGAGGAGGTCAACATCCTTTAGGGTTAGATGAAAATCAGTTGAAAGAATTAGAGCAGATAGCTCCTAATATGACTTTTAGTCAAATTTCTGATTATTTCAATATAGGTAATACTACCTTTAAACGTATACAGGCTAGGCAGAAAGAAGTTGAGGATACTTATAAAAAGGGAAGATTAAAAGGTCTTAACCGTGCTACACAATTATTGTGGGATAAGATGGAAAACGGTGACATTACTGCTTTGATATTTTATTTAAAAACACAATGGCAATGGAGAGAACAGAAAGATTTAAATATTTCTAATCAAGACGGAAGTCTTAAACCACCTAGTCCACTTCTTATTAGTTTTGTTGATGATTCCAAGAAAGATTAAACTAACTAAATGGTCTAATCAACTATTTAATAATAAAAATAGATATTGCATTATTTATGGTGGTCGTGGTTCAGGTAAATCTTACACTGTAGCTGATGTTTTAATATCAATAGCGTATGGTTCTAAATCGCTAATTCTTTGCGGTCGTGAATATCAAAACTCTATCAAAGAAAGCGTATACTCTCTTTTAAAGCAACGTATAGAAGATTTAGAGTTATCATCATGCTTCACAATTACCCAAGATGAGATTCGTTGCAATCACAATGGAAGTCGCTTCATATTTAAAGGACTGCGTCAAAACATAGATAGTATTAAATCTATGGCAGGAATCACACACCTATGGATTGAAGAAGGTGACACTTTAAGTGAAGAGTCATGGCGTATTATAAAGCCAACTATACGTGAAGAAGGTTCTCAGATTATTATTACGCTTAATCCTAAGAATAAAACAGACTGTATATATAGAGAGTTTATAGCTGATACTCCTCCTGAGAATGCGTACGTGGTACGTGTTAATTGGCATGACAATCCTTATTTCCCTTCTACGCTAGATCAGGAACGCCTTAACGATCTTAAAAAGGATTATGGTCTATATTCTCATGTGTGGGAAGGTGAGCTACTAGAGCATTCAGCTGCTCAGGTATTTCATCGTGATCCTAAGCTTTGGTATGTTGAAGAGTTTGAAGAACCTGAAAAGATTTATTGTTATTATGGTCTGGACTTTGGCTACTCTGTAGACCCAACTGCTGCTATGAGGTGTTATATAGTAGATAATATACTTTATATCACTCATGAGTTTTATAAGGTTGGTGTCGAGATTGACGATATAGGTAAGTCATGTGAACTTGCTATACCTGGGTTTAGACAAGGTAGGATTATTGCTGATAGTGCTAGGCCAGAGACAATATCGTTTATGAAGCGTCAAGGGTATAATGTAGTAGGTGCTGATAAAGGTAAGGGTTCAGTTGAAGATGGTATTGCCTTTATAAGGTCATTTGATAAGGTGATAATTCACCCACGCTGTAAGAATACTATAAATGAATTTAATTTATACTCTTATAAAGTAGATCAGCGCAGTGGTGATATTACTACCGATATTGTGGATAGATACAACCATATTTGTGACTGCGGCAGGTACGCCCTGGAGCGCATAATGAAACGTAACCATGCTGATTATAGAGTGTTATCTCGAATGTAGTCAACCATATTGAGTATACCTTATTATGTTGCAAAAATACAACAATATCTACCAATATCAATTAATATTTATAAAAGACATTTAATGTCTATTGACATCCTTTACGTTACACGTTATAAACTGTTTTGTTGCACGTATATTTCTTCTATTCATATGGGTGATATTCGATAAGCGTGCAACACTTAATAGGTGAATATGTAAGCACTATCTTGATTGTTATGAGCTATATGCACCTATTTTATGCCTCATCCTAAGTATGTGAATTTATTGTCATAATAGTTTATAGCTGACAAGGATGGGGCACTTATTAATGATATTAAACGATTAAAGGTAAAATAATGGCTATATTTACACGTAAGGAGAAGGAAGTTGTCAGTATATTGTCTATTGGTACATTTCTTGAGTACTTTGATTTTTATTTATACCTTCATTTTGCTACTGTTTTAAATAAACTATTCTTTGCAGAAGCTGATGAGTTCTCAACTTATTTACTTACCTCGTTTGCATATTGTTCATCTTATGTGTTTAGACCTATTGGAGCTTTGATATTTGGCTATATAGGTGATACTTATGGGCGTAAGTACGTTATTCGTATTACGTTATTTATGATGGGTCTATCGTGCTTTGGTATATTTATGCTGCCTACATATGATGATATTGGGGTGTGGGCGTCTGTGATGATTACTTTATTTAGAGCTATGCAAGGAGTGTCTACAATGGGAGAGGTTGTAGGAGGTGAAATATATTTAAGCGAATATTTAAAAGGTCGTAATGTATTTGTTGGATTAGCTATTATTATAACTATGTGTAACTTAGCTTGCATTATAGCTTTGTTTGGTATCAAGTTAGCCTTAAATGACTATTTTAGTTTTAGATATTTATTTTTATTTGGTATTTCTATATTTGTACTTGGGTATTTTGCTAGAAGAAACTTGGTAGAGTCTCCTGATTTTATTAAGTCCATGTTAGCTCGACCTCATGTTGAAAATATATCTGTTAAGACGTGGTTTTATTCCTTGTTTTTAAATGCAATTGTTCCGGTAGGATTATTTATAGCTATCATAGGTATTCATAATATTTACAGGGAAGTTTATAACTATACTGATTCTATGATTATAGGTGTTAGTTTAATGGGTGTAATAAGTTGTACTTGTTATAGCATACTAGCAATATTTATGGGGTTAATATTTAATCCATATAGGTTAGCTTTAATTCGCAGTACTTTGGCTGTAATACTATTATTGATTATGCCTTTTTGTTTAACTTACTACCCTAGTTTAATAATGACAATGGTACTGCATTGTTTAGTTTGTGTTTTAATGTGTGGGGAGTTTCATGTTAGTGCGCTTATGTATAGAAACGTGCCTACTTTAAAAAGGTTTAAGTTTTCAGCAATTAACTTCTCATTATCTAGAGCTTTAATAGCTATAATAAGCGGATTTGGTTTAGTTGTAATGCAACCTTATCTTGGTAATTATACGTATAGCGTATTTGGCTTACCATTTTTGATAGGTTACTTATTTGCAATAAAGCATTTTCGTGATCTTGACATGAAGAATCCAAATGGATTGTTACAACATTATAATAATTAGAGTTATTTAAAGTGATATATAGAGACGACTTACTTACAAGAAAAGAAGCTGCGGAAGTATTAGGAGTTAAGGAAAGAACATTAACCCATTGGAAGTGTGTCGGTCGTTATAATTTGCCGTATGTTACAATAGGAAGACTTATAAAATACAGGCGTAGTGATTTAGAAACGTTTATTTTGAAGAGGGTAAAAGATGGAAGACAAACGTAAAGAGTTTAAAACTGCATCGAAAGATATATTAGAAGGTACGATGAAACGAGTTAAACAAAAAGCTTATACTCATAAAATAAGAATTAAAGGGGATGCTATGAATTACGATCATGATAAAGTATTAGAAGAAAATACAAGAAAGTCTACTCCTGTTGAGTTAAGGAAGCTTAGAATATTTGCAGCTAGTTTATTAGTGTTTTTATTCAGTACTGTGTATTTTATAACTGAATATGCGCCTGAAAGTACAAAGCATAATATGTATTCTAATTATCGAGTATCACAGGAAGATTGTAATTATGGTAATACTTTAGAGTATTATAAGTTTTAGTGATAAAGGAATAATTTCTATTATTGTTAAATATAAACTCTAAATATCCTATTTTCACGTATTTAAATACTTCTAATTCTTTTAATATTAAAGTGAAATGTGAACCTAATATAGCTCCAAGTACAGCTACGTAGGTAATGAGTAGTATTATAATCTCATGCATATTTAAATATATCTTTATTACTGGAAGACCATAATAGCTTGTTTCTTAAAGATTATGCAATAATTAAAGTATTAATTGAGTTTAATTATTATGAAAACTATTACTTTAAGCTTGATATTCAAAGCTATAAGTAGTAATTTTCATGGATTAAATATAGTAATAATTCATGAAATTATCACCTCAAGCAAAACGTGGAAGACCTAGAAAGGATTCGGCTACTGTTAATGCTCCTCAAAGTAATATGCGTAATGACTATTGGGGTAATGTAATTTCTCGCCTTGGAGCATCTAATAGTCGTGTAAATTCCACCTGTTACAACCCTTCATTTAGACTAGATAGACAACAACTAACTGATATTTACTTATCTGATGGTATTGGTCGCCGTGTTGTCAATATTCTTATTGATGATGCAATGAGGGCTTTTATTCATGCTGAGGGTGAGCTTATTGATGAACTTGCTCGCATTAAGAGTAAGCAAAAGATAATTGATAGTGCTACATGGGCGAGGCTTTATGGTGGTTCTGTATTAGTTGCATTTGTTGATGACGGTCAAGATATTGACAGACCTCTTAATTATAAGACGATTAAAAAGGTTGTAAGTTTAAAGTCATACGATCGTTGGCAAATAACATGGGATATTTTAGACTTATCAATTAATTACTATGATGAGCATTTTGGTGAGCCTGATATTTATACAATAAATCCTATTAACGGTATTCCATTTCGTGTTCATAAATCACGTCTTCACGTGTTTAATGGTGAGCGAGTGCCTAACCGTGAGCGGGTGGCAAATAATTATTGGGATCAATCTGTATTGCAAGCAGTCTATGAATCTCTTCGTAACTATGGTTCTACAATGAATGCGTCTGCTGAAATTGTTCAGGACTTTGTGCAAACTATTCTTGGTATTAATGGTCTAACTGAGATGCTTCGTCAAGGTGAAGATGACTTAATAACGGCTAGGGCTAATGTTATTGATCTTACACGGTCTGTTGCAAATACAATATTCTTAGACTCAGAGCATGAGACTTATGAGAAGAAAGCAAGCTCTGTTGCTGGATTACCAGAACTGTGGGATAGATTTTCTGAAGCAATAAGTGCTACTACTGGAATCCCGCTAACTAAATTATTAGGTAGATCACCTGCTGGGTTGAATTCTACTGGTAAGAATGATGCTGATAACTGGGATAATATAGTTGAAGCATATAGAACTGATGAAATAGAACCTTGCATCAAGTGGATTATTAAAATGCTTGAAGCGCAGACGATGTGGGAAGCTAGTAACCGTCCTCAATCGTATGAGTGGCAGTTCCCATCCTTGAAAGTAGCTAATGAACACGAACTTGCACAAAACAGATTATTAGCTGCACAGACAGATCAAATATATATGGACCGTGGTGCTGTTGATCCTGCCTTTATATTCAAGAAGAGATATGCTAACGGTGGTTATGATACAGATATTTTCATTGAAGAAAGTGAGTTTAATAACATAGTAACAGAAGATGTTATAGTTGTTGACCCTGCTAATAGTGATTTAATGATTGATGTGAAAACTGATAGTAATACACGTGAAGATGATATAAAACTTGAAATAATGAGCGATGATATAGCTATGATATTAAATAGACTTGATGGTTTAGATTCTATTGCTAATGTTGATAAGGTTGAAAATAGCTTATCGATAACTACTAAGCTTGGTAAATCTTTTAATATAGACTTGGCTGATAAGCCTGCTATAGATATTGACATATTTAGAAGTGAATTATTGAAAGAGAATAACAATACGATTGAAGCTAAGCTAGTTGCTCATGATTCCATGGTTAAGAGGCAGCTTAGAGATCTAGAGAAGAATTTATTGCGTAATATTAACTCTATGGTTAGTGCTAATCGAGATCAGTTGACAGAGATAGAGAATATATTATTTGAGGCTAGTGATGGTATTTAAGGATTTTGCACAATTAATAACTAAATATGTTAAGGATAATGTACCAATACTGGTAAATGATGCAGTTATTAAAAGTGAACTTTCTATATTAGAAAAGGTTCAACCTGTTATTTTATCGCAAGAACAGCTTAATGGTGTTATTAGTGATTTAAAACTACAGATACAGCAAATTCAATCTATTGAACGTAGTACTCCTATGAAAGGTCCTCGTGGTTTAAAGGGGGAGTCTATAGTTGGCCCTCGTGGAACGGATGGGTTAGATGGTAACGGTATAATTGATATTAAGTTCGATCAGCGTGGTCATTTAATAATTACTACGACAGAAAAGACTTATGACTTGGGATTATTACGCATTAAAACAGGTGGTGGGGGCGGTGGTTCTAATGGTGATAGTAGTTTTACTTATACCAATACTCTTCCTATGCCTACTACTGTGGGGGGTTGGCCTGCTAATTCTACTTTTAGCAATGTTGGTCTTAATGAGCTTTGGACTACCTTACTTTATGCTTATCCTTTTCCTAACTTTTCTTTGTTTAATATAGGGAGTATAGCTAGTTTAATTGAAATTGGTGATATCATAACAGCTGGAAATTATAGTGCTAACTGGTTAATAAATAATACTCAAATGTTGGCTAACAATAGTATTGATATAAATTACATAACTGGTAGCATTCAGCTTGCTAATAACTTGCCTGATATATCACCTCATACTATAATATTACCACTTATTACCTTTAATGTGCCAACGCCTGTAATATTTAGAATATCGGCAATGGATACTACTGGGGGAACATTTTCGAGAGATTTTATTGTGAATTTCGTAAGTAGGATATATATTGGTGAAAGCCTTTTATCATCATTAGTTGAAGCTGATATAAAAGCTTTACGTATACGTGAGCTAGCAGAGACTATTGACGGTGAATATGATTTACTAGGTGGTGGTTATAAATGGTTCTGTTATCCTGTTACTATGGGGTTACGTAACGATTTCCATGACGTAGTAACAAACTATGCAGTAGCTATGAATACAGTAGAAACAGTAAGTGTAACCAATGACTATG